CCTCTGATCGAGCCTGACTTTGATGCACCCCCATCTGAGTTCCCGACCCTGCTTCGCAAGTACATCGCGTCCGACGACGACACCCTGATGTTGCTAACCGCCTGGCTTCTCGGCTGCCTGCGTCCGGAGGGCCCCTATCCTGTCCTGACCATCTCAGGCGAACAAGGCTCGGGCAAGTCCACCGTTCTGCGCCTGATGCGCCGCATTATTGACCCTCATGCCCTCGACATGCGTACTCCACCTGAAGACCAACGCGACCTTCAGGCCATGGTACGCAACTCTTTCATCTTGGCTTTCGACAACGTATCCTACATTAGCAACAAGATGTCCGATGCCCTTTGCGTCATCAGCACCGGCACCGGGGCTCAAGGCGGTCGTGCCCTCTACACCAACGCCGAAGAGTCTGCCGTCCGCGTGTGTAGGCCCGTGGCCATGAACGGTATCCCTGACGTAGTCGAGCGTGGTGACTTGGTGGATCGCTCCATCCACGTTCACCTGCCCCGCATTGACCCGCGCCTACGCCGTGATGATTCTGAATACTGGGACAACTTCCACATCGACCATCCACGACTACTAGGCTCCCTGATGAATGCAGCATTGAAAGCTGTGCAAAACTATGGTAATGTAGTCTTAGCTGAAAAGCCACGCATGTCTGCATTCGCAGTGTGGGCCGTTGCCGCCGAGGAAGCTTTTGGCTGGGTGCCGGGTCGTCTTATGGAAGTCTATAAGAATAACCGCTCCGCCGCTGAAAGCCAAATGCTTGAATTTAACGGCATGGCATCTGCTCTGATACGCATGATGGCAAAACAAAAGGAGTTCTCAGGAACCTATTCGGATTTGATTGGACAGTTGGAAATGAACATCGGCCCCCGCGAGCGCCTACCTCAGACCTCCCACAGCTTTGCTGCGGAACTCAAGCGTATTCGCCCGGCCCTAGAACGTCAAGGTCTGCGTATCTTCAATGCAGGTCGCTCTAGCGCCGCCGAACAGAAGGGTCGCTCGCGTATTTCCATCGTTCGTCAAGATGACGAGGAACCTGCACCCACATGATCGACGAGCCATACGTTCCCAAAATCAGCACCAAGAAACTACCTGCATATTACGACACACTAAAGAAGACTGCGCGGGAACGTAATGGCAACCCCCCTTCTCAAAAGGATCGAGTGGCCAAGCACAAGCGCGAACTCAAAACCATGAACATCCACAAGCCTGGGCACGGTATTCGCGCTGAAAACGTCAAAGCTATCCGTAACCTGAAGGACCATCTGCGCGAAACGTGGCAAGCTTCTTGGGACAAGATCAACAAGATTAGAAAGCTAACCCCTAAGCAAGTTGAGTTCGCCCGTCAATATGCCCTGAATGGCCGTTCCAACAAATGTGGCGCCATGCGTCTTGCGGGTTACGATACCGTCAATCCCGCAGTCCTGCTGGCCATGGCTAACAAGAATCTGGCCTTTCCACACTTCAATGACCTAGTCACTGCCTTCGAGATCGAGGAGAAAGCCCGTATGAAAATTAACGTAGAAGATGTCGTTCGCTGGTTCAACGACATTGCCACACAAGCCCTAGGCTCAGGCGACTTCACCAACGCCAACCGAGCCATGGAAAACCTCGCCAAGTACCTGGGCATGTTTGTCGAGAAGAAAGAAATCACGCACCGCACCATCCACTCTAAAGAGGAACTGGATACGCGCATTAGCGAACTGACCGCCATCCTCAAGGAAGCAGAGCCAGACATTGAGCGAAAACTCCGCATCCACTAAAGACGTAAAGCTTCTCCAACTAAAAGCCGAACTGGCTGACGCCCTCCACCAAAAAGCGGTACTGGAGGCGCAAGAAGACTTCTATGTGTTCGTCAAGCTCCTCGCCTCCCTAATGCTCGATGGGAACGAATACCGTGACGGGCGCCACATCGAAGCTATCGCCGCCACCCTTCAGGAAGTTGACAGGGGTCTTGTTGACCGCTTGATGCTGGCGCTACCGCCGGGTTCCATGAAGTCGGTCCTCCTGATGTTGTACACTGCATGGTGTCTGGGTCGTCACCCCAACTGGCGTATCATGTGGATTTCGCACACTACCGACAAAGCAGTGGAATGCTCGGGCCGAATCCGCGATCTCCTCCGTTCCACCGAATACCAAGAAATCTTCCCCGGTGTCCACATCCGCGACGACATGTCTGGCGTTACGGGCTGGAAGCTCGTGACAGGCGGGTCTTTTATGCCAGCCGGTGCGGGCAAGTCCATCGCCGGTTACCGCTTCAACTTGGGCATTCTTGATGACCCCCTCTCGGAACAAACTGCCAAATCTGACACTGAACGCGAGCGGGTCAACAACTGGTATGGCCCCGGCTTCCGGTCTCGTAAGCTGCCTGATTCCCGTATCATCCTTGTCAATACGCGTTGGCACGTGCGTGATTTGAGCGGCTTCCTCCTAGACAAGTCCGCCCGCAATGCGCGCGTCGATCAGTGGGAACTCATAGCCATCCCAGCCATCCTTGACAAGCCTGCCGCCGACTACCTAATGCTACCAGAGAACGAAAGCTACTGGCCTGAGTTTATCACCATGGATGACCTTATCGCTACCCGCGAAGGTCTTAACAGGGGAGACTGGGGCGCCCTGTATATGCAGACCCCGACCGGCGAGGATGGCAACGTCTTCAACAAGGATGACTTTCAGGACTGGGATGAAGACGATCCGCCCGAATGTGACGAAATAATTCAGACCTTAGACACGGCCTTCTCCACCAAAGCCAAAGCTGACTACTCCGTCATTCAGACTTGGGGCATCTTCCACCTGACCTTCACGGACGAAAAAGGCTATGAATATCAGGAGCCTAACGCCATCCTCCTGAATCAAGTTAGGGGCCGTTGGTCCTTCCCCCAGCTCCGGGCAGCCGCCAAAGAGCAATACAGCATGTATAAGCCCGACCGTATAATCATCGAAAACAAAGCCTCCGGTCAGTCCCTCCTTCAAGACCTTAAGCTTAACGGCTTACCAGTATTGCCTTTCCAGCCGGATCGTGATAAAGTAGCACGTGCCCATGCCGTCAGCGGCATCGTTGAGCGGCAGCGCGTTTGGCTACCCCTTGGCAAGAAGTTCGCAGCCGAACTCCTCCAAGAAGCCCTTGAGTTCCCAAAGGGCGCCCATGATGACGCGGTCGATTCTATGGTCATGGCGCTTCTGTACTTACGGCGCCGCTACCAATTAACCCAAGAGGCGGTCAGCACCCCCGACCCGGTATCTCGCCGCCGTTCTTTCAAAAGCTATTGGAGCCAAGTGACCCATGTCTGATAATCTTGAAGAAGCCCCTGAAATGGAATTCGAGTTCTCTGAGGTAACCTTAGAACTAGAAGTCCCTGAAGAGGTGATCGAAGTCGACATGTCCTTTGGTGCCAACTTGGCCCTATCCATGGACGACGCCATTCTACGTGACATCGGCTCCGCTCGTCAAGATGCCCTCCAGAACTACAAGAACTCCCGCCAGCAGTGGGAAGAGAAGATCAAGCAGGGCATCCGCTACCTTGGCCTGAACACCACGGGCGAGGGCGTCACGGACGTCGAAGGTGCCTGTACGGCTGTCCATCCCCTTCTGATCGAGAACGTAGTCAAGTTCCAAGCCAAAGCCATTCAAGAACTCTGGCCTGCGAAAGGCCCTGTCCGCACCAAGGTCCGTGGCTACGTTGACGTAACCAGGGAGAACAGTGCCCTGCGTGTCCGCACCTACATGAACTACCAGCTTACGGAGCAAATCCCCGGCTTCTATAGCGACCTTGAACGTAACCTGTTTCGCGTCGGCTTCATGGGTACTGGCATCCGTAAAGCTGGTTGGAATTCTTCGACCGCAGCGCCTGACCCGACTATCGTCTACGCCGAAAACTTTTACATCGACCCTTCCGTCTCCCACTTGAAGGATGCCGAAGAATACATCGAGGTCATGGAACTGTCCACGCGCAAGATGGACAACCTGGTCGCTTCCGACACCTTCCGCGAATTTACCGATAACGACGCTGAAGAAACCCTCGATACCAACGAAATTACCGAAGCCATCGCCAGCGCCCAAGGCTTCGACATGTCCCTTGAGCGCAAGGGCTTTACGGTCGGCGAGTCCCATTGTTACCTCGATTTGGAAGGAGACGACCCTCTGCTGCCCGAAGGCGGCTCCGCTCCTTACATCATTCACTTCAACGTCAAGACTGGCAACGTCTACTCTGTCCGCCGCAACTGGCGCGAAGAAGACCCGGCCATGACGAAACGCCTTTGGTACACTATCGACCAGTTCATCCCGGCCTTCGGCTTCTATTCCCTCGGTTACGTCCACCTAATCGGTGACCTTGCCGCCTCTACTTCTGCTGCGCTGCGCGCCCTAGTCGACTCCGGTCAATATGCTAACTGGACGGCGGGCTTCAAATCCCAAGACGCCAAGTTCGCCGAATCCGACACTCCCCTCGGCTTCGGTGAGTTCCGCGACGTCAACCTGTCACCTGAAGAACTTCAGAAGGCGTTCCTCCCGCTTCCCACCAAGGAACCTAGCCAAACGCTCTTCAGCCTCATGAAGTATATGGTCGAGTCTGGTCAGAAGTTTGCTGACTCCGCTGACGAGGTCGTTGCCAATAGCACCAACTACGGCCCGGCAGCAACTACCTTAGCTTTGCTTGAAGCTTCGCAGCGTTTCTACTCCTCGATCCATAAGCGCCTCCATCAGTCGCAGGGCGAGTTCCTAAAGCTGATTGGGGAACTGAACTTCGAGAACCTACCTGACACCATCAACTTCGTGGTGGGTGCCGAAAACCAATACGTTCAGCGCACCGACTTCAATCCCCAATTCGTTGACGTCATCCCGGCCTCTGACCCCAACGCTCTCACCGAGTCGCAGCGCGTAGCCAAAGCTCAGATTGAACTCAACACAGCTCAACAGTTCCCGCAGTTCCACGACATGCGCGAAGCCTTGCGCCGTTACTATGCTGCCCTAGGCGTCGAGTCCGTTGACAAGCTTATGACGAACCCTGAAGCCCAGGCCGTCAGCGCCGACCCCCTCACTGAAATTCAAGTGGCCATGAGCGGTAAGGCCATCAAGGCACAGTTAGGTCAGAACCATACAGCCCACATTGCTGTCAAGACCGCCTTCCTCCAAGCACCTCAGATGCAGGGCGCTAACGACCAAACTATCGCGCTTGGTCAGCAGGTCCTTTCAGCCAACATCGCTGAACACAAGGTACTGATGTTTATTGCTCAAGCTATACAACTCGCCCAGCAGATGGGCATGCCCATTCAGGACGAAAACGTCCAGGCCCAGATCGCAACCCAGCTTGTGCAAATCTCGGCGGCCAGCAATCCGCAAGCCCAGCAAGCTAACGTCGAGCAGCAAATGCTTCAACTGCAAGCTGCTGAACTTCAGATGGCTGGCGAACGTATCCAATCCCAAGATACCCGCGAGTCAGCCAAGCTTGCTCTGAAGAATCGCGAACTGGACCTGAAGGAAACCGACATGCTCCTCAAGGCCCAGAACCAACAGAAGCAAACCCAAATTGCAGCTACTGGGAAAATACTTGACAACTCGGCTAAATTAGCGGATATTCAAGCTCAAAGACTTGCAGAAAGAGCTAATAAGCCCCTCGCATGAAACTACTATCAGATTACGTTGCCGAAGTCCAGAAGCATGTCGATCAAAAGAAAGACGCTTTAGCTAGGGGGTCAGCAACCTCCTATGACGAATACGCTCGCGCATGCGGCGTTATAAGCGGCTTGGGTCTTGCCGTCACCATCCTAAAAGACCTCTTCCAATCTACTCCCCCAGAGGAAAGGAACTAATGCTTACTACCCACGCGCCCCTAGACGGGGCCATTTCAAACGACCAGTGGATTTCGGCTGACGAAGTGTCAGACCCAACGCCACTGCCACGGATTCCCGGAGTGGGGATTCTTGTCCGACCTGTGCCTATTAGGCGCAAAACTGCGGGCGGTATCCTTCTTCCAGATTCATTCCGAGAAGACCGTGAGTATCTCAACACTGTGGGCCGCGTCCTTGCTTTGGGCGAACTCGCATTCATTGACGAAGACATATACCGGAAAGGTCCTTGGGTCAAGCCCGGCGACCATATCGTGTACTCAAAACTTACAGGCCAGAAGATTTTTTGGAAGGGCGTGAAGCTCCTTCTAATCAAAGCTTCCAGCATCGAGCTTGTGGTCGATACCCCGGAATATCTCGACTCTAACTTCAAGGAATAAATCATGTCCGAATCCGGCTATCAAGAAATCGACCTCGACAACCCAAGCAAAGCCGCAGCCGCTTCAGAAGCATCCGACATTGAGATTGTGGAAGAGTCTGTTGCTGAGTCTCCTCCAGAAGCTGTTCAGGCGCCCGCACCCGCAGCCGCTTCCACGCGCTCTGAAGATGACGAGTCTGACGACGAGAGTCCATCTGATTCCTCTTCCAGTGGTCCAAGGCGGCAGACACGAAGCCAGCGACTTAAGAACCAACGCGACATCTATGCCAGACAACTCACCGAAACGCAAGCCCGTCTTGCCGACGCCGAGAACCGGGCTCGTCGCTACGAAGCTGATGCCAACGAGGGAGCGGCCATTGGCTTCGACCTCTACGCCAAGCAGCTCGATACGGCTATGCAAGCCCTTCGCCGCGACTTCGATCAAGCCTTCGATTCTGGGGACCGCGAAAAGATTTTCGACGTCCAGCAGCGGATGTCCCAGATTACATCTGAACGATCACAAGTGGAAAGGGAACGCCGCTCAATCCCTACCAAGCCGGTTCAGCAATCTGGACCGGCAGCCCAGCCGCAGACCCGGCAGACACAGCCTCAGCAGCCTAGGCGTCAACCCAGCCCCGTTGCCATGGAGTGGTATAACCGCAACAAAAGCTGGTTCAACAAGGACGTTGTTATGACTGCCGGTGCCCGCGTTGTTGACCAACAAATGGTCCGCGACGGCTATACCCCTGAAGACCCTGACTATTTTGAAGAACTTGACAAGAGGCTCCAGCAGGAGTTCCCCCACAAGCTCGGTCGCCAGGCCCCGGCGCGTCAGCCAGCCAACAACCCTACCATCCAGAACAGGTCCACACCAGCACCCGCTTCTGGCAAAGTCCGCGTAATTATCACGCAGGATGACCGGGAAATGGCCAATCACCTAGGGATTACCGTCGAACAGTATGCCCGCGAGAAGGTCAAGACCGAACGTGCCGCCCAGACCGTCAGTCAATATACGGAGATTCTATAATGAAAAACAAACTCTTCGCGACCCCTAATAACGCCGTTGACGAAGCACTTGAAAATTCTCTGGAAACAGAGTATAATCCTCCCAATGCGCTAGAAATTCCCCCGATGCCCGACGCAGACGCATTCGTCTATAGATGGATTCGCTTCCGGGTAGGGGACCAAGATGATTTCAACAACATCTCACAGCGTATGCGAGAAGGGTGGTCATTCGTTCCCATTGAGGATGTTCCCGATGGATACGTTTTCCCCGGTCTTGAAAGTAAGATTTCTGCTTTGGCAGGTTCAGCTATCAACGGAGACCTGGTCTTCGCAAAGCTACCTCGACGGAAAGCGGAAGCCATCCAAAAGTGGTCTGAAGATAGGGCCATTCAAGCGGAGCAGGCTTTCGATCTGAAGACAATTAGCTACGAAGACAACATGGGCCGTAGGCAAAACTTTGTCAATGAAGGTTCAAAACGCTTTTCCAGAGGGCGACGTCCCTCATTTGGATAACACAACGAAGGAGGATAGAAGGTGGCACAATCTTATGCCCCGTTCGGTCTTCGCGCAGTGGCGGCCCTTGGCACCCACGGCAACGAAGTCCGCGCTTATCCGCTTCCCAACGGCGCTAACTGCCCTGACCTCGGTAAGGGGTCTCCGGTAAAGCTGTCGGGCGGCGTAATCACATCGGTTGGTACAGGTGGTGGCCCCCTGCTGGGTGTCGCTGCTGGCTTTGCGTGGATCGATCCGACCACGAAGCAGCCCCAACTTAAGAACTCAATCCCCGCAGATACGTCTTCGGCTGGCCTGTACGAAAGTTCCGACCGCCCGACCGCCTACATCGTGGACAATCCCTTCGCGCTCTTCATCATTCAGGCTGACGCTTCCGTTACGGCGGGCGACCTCGGCTTGAATTTTGATGTGACCGCATCGGGCGGCGATGTTAACTCGGTGTACGGTACGTCCCAGTATACGCTGGATGCGTCCACCCGTACTTCCGCTGTAGGCACGGCGCTGAAGCTTGTGGGTCTGGCCAACATTGTCGACAACAACTGGGGCGATCCGTTCCCGATTGTGGTTGTGAAGTTGAATGGTCCGATCCTCCAGCAAGTTTCTGCGGCCTAATAGGAGGACCTGAACAATGTCTATTTTGACTCGCGCACAGTTTGCGAAGCAGCTTGTTCCCGGCCTTAACGCGATCTTCGGCACGGCCTATAAGAGCATCGATAACGAACACACACCATTGTTCGACATCGAGCGTTCTGATCGTTCGTTCGAAGAAGAAGTGTTGATGACGGGTTTTGGTACGGCCCCGGTCAAGTCGGAAGGCGATCAGGTGTTCTTCGACACCGCGTCCGAAGCTTGGACGAGCCGCTTCACGCACGAAACCGTTGCCATGGCTTTCGCCATCACCGAAGAAGCTATCGAGGACAACCTCTATGGCACGACGGGCAAGATGAAGGCGAATGCGATGGGCCGCGCTATGGCTAATGCCAAGCAGGTCAAGGCGGCTAACGTCTACAACAATGGCTTCAACACCAGCTCCCTCTATGCTGGGGGTGACGGCAAGCCGCTGTTCGCTTCCGACCACCCGACGCTTGCTGCCGGTACGCAGTCCAACAAAGTCAGCTCGGACTTGTCCGAAACTGCCCTTGAAGCGGCCCTTATCAACATCTCGTTGACCAAGGATGACCGTGGCCTGCTGATTGGCGCCCGCGCCGTGAGCCTGCACATTCCGCCGCAGCTTCAGTTCGTTGGCCACCGTATCCTGTTCTCGGACCTCCGCGTCGGTACGGCTGACAATGACACGAACGCTATGAAGGACATGGGCCTGTTTTCGAAGGGCTACACCATCAACCATCGCTTCACGGACACGAACGGTTGGTTCATTCGCACTGATGTGCCGAACGGGACCAAGATGTTCATCCGTGCGCCGCTGGCCACCAAGGATGATGTGGACTTCCTGACCGGCAACATGCGCTACAAGGCCCGCGAGCGTTACAGCTTTGGCTGGTCTGACTGGCGTCAGTGGTATGGCTCCTCTGGTTCAACCTAATGGATTGGGGACTTCGATCCCCTTTCCTTCATCATTAAGGAAAATCAGATGACTACTTTTAGTTTCCCTGTCAACATCGACAACCACGAACCAGCTTCCGGCAGCCCTGTCGATATGACGACTGCCCGCGTTCCGGGGCGCTTTTCCGTAGTAGTAAACACTGCCAAGTCAGGCACGGCTGTTGGTGCTACCACCATTCCGCTGTTCGTGGCCCCTGCCGGTTCTAACTTCTACGAATGTGTTCTTGACATCACGACTGCCTACGATAACCTTGACACCAAGATTACCGTCGGCACTTCGGCCAGCCCTGCTACCCTGTTCGCAGCTACGTCTGTGAACACGGCAGGCCGCCGCGATTACGCTGGTTCTGCTGCCCAAGTCTCCACCAACAGCATCGTGCTGACGGCGGATACCACGGTCCAGGCCATCGTGTCTATTGCTACTTCGACT